GGGGAGGGGGCCGGACCCTCCCGGCCCCGAGGGGCTAGAGAACCTCGATCCGGCCCAGGTAGCGGATGCAGATCGCGAGCTGGCGGTAGTGCTGCTTCGCAGCCTCGACCGCCTGGGCGACCTTGCCCCCGTCGGTGATGGACGCGACGCCCACCACGAAGATCAGGAGCTGGTCCGCGTAGACCCGGCCCTCGTCGAGCCAGGTCCCGGTGACCGTTCCGGGGAGCCGCGAGCAGCCCCCGAAGAGGTTGGTGAGCACGCCCTGGAAGGCGTCGTGGTGCTCCGCCGTGAAGATCTCGCCTTCATTCGAGGCGAGGGGCACGAGGAGCTCGAGAGCGATCATGGTGTCTCCGTTGGACTCCGGGGTACCGCCCGGTCGGTTGCGCGGCGCGCTCGCCGCTCACACCCTCATAGTAGCACGTTACCGCAAGCGTGCAACAGTAATCGAAAGATACTAGCTGTCTTGGACATCGGCTTCGCTTAGGGGCCTGATGAGCTCCGCTAGACCGGGGAGATCCGCCTTTCGAGTACCAAGCTCTTCGCGAAGGAGATTGGTTAGTTCATCGAGGGTGTGCTCGACCGGCTTCACAGCCGTCTTTCCTGGCGACCGGCCCTCTCCTTCGAAGTCGCGCTTGAACCGGAGCAAATAGGTTCCAATTGCGTACCGAAGCTTGTGCGCAGCCTGGAGAACAGCGGTAGGCATGTGAAGTCTGGAGCGCAGGTATACTGCATTGTAGGCGCCATCCAGGCGCCGCAGCTCTGCCAGTTGCTCCCCAACGCTCGCAGGCTCTCGCTCGCCCGCGACCGCCTCTCCGACGCGGCGTTCCAGAATGACCACGCTCATTGCGGCGGCACAAGCTGCCTGGAATAGTTCCTCGGCAACAGCCGCGTGTCGCTCCTGTCGCCGCTTGACTCCTTGTAGCTGCGTCTCCAGCAGAGCGGCGTGCACCCGCGCGACGTCATCCAGCGAATGTTGAAGCCTCGTCGTGCGCCACGCCGCCCAAAGGCCTAGCAGCGTCCCAGCGAAACCAAGGACAACGGAAAGGTCGACCGTGTCGGCATCCATGGAGAACGGCTCCGAGCTACGCGCCGCTCTCTGTAGCCGGGGGGTCGTCGTCCTGCAGGGGTGGCCCGTGTAGCTCCGCGGGCCCGCACCGTCCGCGCGGTCTCGCGGAAACGACTCTCGTCGACCTGGATGGATCGAGGTCGTGGGTAGAACTCGAGCACTGGGTACACCCTTGGTGGACGCATCGTGCGTCCTCGGTAGCGTTCCCAGCACTGGTGGAGTATCCATGCGGAAAAAGCGCGAGTTCAAGTTCACATTGGAGGCGTCCGCGACCGGCGGGTCGCTGAGCTCGGGTGGTTTCGCGGTCGCGCTGCTACTCGCTACCGCGCTCGCTATCGCCTTTGCTGCTGCCGGCGACGGGGGTGTAGCCCTAGTCCGCGCCCGCGACGGCGGAGGTTTCACAACGAAGCAGGCGGCCAAGCTACGAGAATAGCTGTCAACTACACCAGACTTGCACCTGTGTACACACCGGGCTAAGGGATTCATGAGTGGACAGGTGCGTCCAGAGGCGTCCGCCTCCGCCCCTTCCCCGTGGGATACCCCAAGCGAGCGGCGCCTCCGCGGCGTGGGACCGCCCACATCGCGGAGGCGCCATGCCTCGCCGGCCAACCAAGCCCTCGGTGCCACGCGGGCCCGGCTCGCCGCGCGCGCCCGTGCCCGTCGAGCAGCTTCCAGCGGAGTACCGGCGGCAGCTCGTGGAGATCGTGCGCGATCTCACGCGCACCCTCGAGATCTGCGCGCGGAAGCTCCGCGAGCGGTCCGAGGAGGCGCTCGCGCGTGGCGTCGTGCCCGGGTTGGACCCTGACATGACCAGGGCCATGCTCGATCTCACGAAGACGAGCGAGCAGCTGATCGCCTCCTACCCGGGCCTCGTGGAGCTGGTCCATGCCCGAGACGTGGAGCGACCTGGCGAGGAGGGCGGCGACGCTGCCGCCGAGCGACTTCGCCGCGCTCTGGGAGTCCCAGGACGACGAGGCGACTCGCCGTGAGCTGCTCCGCGGGCGCTTCCGTTGGGACCTCGAGGGGTTCTGCCGGTTCTGCTGGCCGGACCGATTCAACCTCCCGTTCAACGCGCTCCATCACGACCTCTTCGACGTCGCGCAAAGCCGCGAGGCCTGGGACGTCCGCACGGGCACGCTGCGCGACGCCGTAGCGGCGCCGCGCGGCTACGCCAAGTCCACGATCTCGACGTTCGCCCTCGTGGTGCACCGGATCGTGTACGGGCTCGAGGCCTTCGTTGTCGTCGCCTCCGCGGAGTCGGAGCTCGCCGAGGACTTTAGCCGCGACCTGCTCGAGGCGTTCCGCGACAAGGAGTCGCCGCTCTCCGAGCTCTACGGACCCTTCGCCGTCACCGGCGGCGTGGAGGGCTGGCGGGTCTCGGTGCGCGGAGCGCCCCCAGTCGCGTTCCTGCCGCGCTCGGAGCGCTCCGCTATCCGCGGGCGTAAGCACCCCACGCGCGGCATCCGGCCGACGTTGATCGTGCTCGACGACGCGGAGGACAAGCTGCGGGTGCTCAACCCGCGGCTGCGCAACTTCACCTGGAGCTGGCTCACGAAGGACGTGGCCAAGGCCGGGCGGAAGGAGGGCGGGACCGACATCTGGGTCCGCGGCACCGTGCTGCACCAGTACGCGATGCTCGCGCGGCTGGTCGGCGGCAAAGAGCACGGCTGGCAGGCTCGCAAGTACAAGGCGATCGTGCGGTGGCCCGAGCGCGCTGACCTCTGGGAGCGCTGTCGCGCGATCTGGACCGACCTGACCCTGGGCGAGCACCGCGCGCCGATGGCGCGGGCGTTCTTCGAGCAGCATCGCGCCGAGATGGAGCGCGGCGCAGAGGTGCTCGATCCCGAGGTCGAGGACCTGTTCCGCCTGCACGAGCAGATCTGGGCCGAAGGGCTCGCGGCGTTCCTGCAGGAGAAGCAGAACGACCCTATCGACCCGTCGGCGCGAGTCTTCGACCCCGAGCGCTGGGCGCGCTTCCGTGTCGAGGGCGACGAGCTCATCGTGCACGGCACGGGACGGCGCGTGCCGATCTGGAGCCTCCGCCGCACGCTGTGGTGGGACCCCACCGTGGGGGGCCCAAGCAGCGACTACGGCGCGATCGCGGTCGGTGGCCGGGACGGGTTCGGCTACACCTACGTCCTCGACCTCTGGATGCAGCAGGCGCCGCCAGACGCGCAGCTGGCGGCATGCTGGACCCTCGCCGAGCGCTGGCGTATTGCCCAAGGCGGGTTTGAGGACAATGGGTTCCAGGAGCTCGTCGCCAAGGCGTTGCCCCGCGAGCGCGAGGAGCGTCGCGAGGCTGGCCGCTTCTGGCGGTTCGAGCTCGTCGGTGAGCCGAGCACGACGAACAAGGAGCAGCGGATCGCCGGCATCCAGCCGGACGCCGCGAACGGCTGGCTCCTGTTCAGCGATCGGCTCCCAGCGGAGCTGGTCCAGCAGGCCGAGAGCTTCCCCACCGGCGACCACGATGACGGCCTCGATGCGGTCGAGCGGGTACACACCGCGCTCGGCGGCACGCCGATCGAGCTGAGTCAGGAGCCGTGGTGGGAGGCGCGCGGGAGGTGACGCGTGCCGCTCGGCTACACCCTGCACGCGGTGGAGCGCTGGGTGCAGCGCGTCGCTGTTCCAGGTGGCTTCCGCCTCGCCGTTGCCCAGTCGGTGGCGGTCCCTGCGCGCCGGCTCCGCCGGAAGGGCGGGGTGGGCGGCCGGGGCCGCTACCGCGTGACCGCATCGGCGGTGCTGGTGGTTCGGGGCCGCACGGTGGTGACCGTGTACGAACTCGAGCTCGAGGACCTCGCGGCGGTGCTGGTGCACGAGCTGATGGGCATCTGGACGTGACCCCGGTGGAGGCTCGGTGAAGATCCGCGTTCTCCGCCAGCGCCATCCCGACCTCCGCGAGACGTACTGCGGCGACTGCCGGGCGCTCTATGAGGGCGGCGAGGCATTCCAGGCCCGGCGCGAGCAGTGGTTGCCGAAGCTCCCCGAGGAGCCAGCGGTTCTCTACAAGAACCGGATGGCCCAGGCCGTCTACGTCAACGACGTTGTCGGGTCAGTGGACCTCTTCGTCGCCCAGGTCTTCGCGTCGCCGCCGGTTGTGGCGGTCGATGGCGATGCCTGGTGGGGCGGTTGGGTCGGCAACGTGGACCGGGCGGGCACCGACCTTGCGGAGTTCTTCGCGGGCCTGCTCTGCGACGCCCTCCAGACGCGGCGTGCGTGGGCCTGGGTGGACCTCCCGGCACGGCCTGCGGATGTCGCCGTGCCCGACCGCGCAACCGAAGAGGCTCTTGGGCTTCTCGAGCCCTACCTCGTCCAGCTCGAGCAGGTCATCGACTGGGGCGAAGACGGCGCCGGCCGATTGGCGTGGGTCGTCGCCGAGTCGATCCGCGAGGAGCGCGCGGGAGTCGAGGAGGGCCGAGCGCGCGTCTGGCGCTGGACCGTGATCGACGCTCGGCAGATCCGCCGCTTCGAGTGGCGGCCCATCCCAGGCAAGGACCAGCCGAGTGACGAGGACGACGCGCAGGAACTTGAGCCGGTAGCCCACAACCTGGGGATGGTCCCGGTTGTTCGTTGCGAGCTGCCCTTGGGGCTCTGGCTCCTGAACCGGCTCCACGATCCCGCCCTGGACCTGCTTCGCAAGCGTCACGATCATGCGTGGGGACTGCACCGAGCAGCGCACCCGCTGCTCGTCGTCGCGAGCAACAAGGCAGTGGATACGCCCACCTTGGGCGCCGGCTACTTCCTCAAGGTCGGGATGCAGGACAAGGTCGCCTTCGTCGAGCCGTCGGGCGTGAGCTCGGAGCGGCTGGCGGACGCGGTCATCGAGGCCCGCGACAACCTGTACCGGGTCATTCAACAGCTTGCAGCGTCCGTGGACGCCGACTCGGGCCGGACTCGGCAGAGCGGCGAATCGAAGGCGCAGGACTGGCGCGCCACCGAGGCGCTGCTCGACGAGCTCGCCCGGCACGTACGCGACTGGGTGCGCGAGACCGCGCTGCTCGTGGCGCGCGCGCGCGGCGAGGTGGTCGAGCCGGCTCGGATCGAGATCGCCGGGCTTGACGGGTACAACGCGGCTGACGTCGCCGCGTGGCTCGAGGCCGCTGCTGGGGCGACCGAGGTGCGGCAGATGAGCCCGCGCGCGCGTCGGGAGATCGCGCGCCGCGAGGTGGAGCTGCTCCTGCCCGACCTCGCCGAGGACATCCGCGAGGAGATCTGGGCCGAGATCGACGCTGCAGACCTCGATCCGGTGATGCGCCCCGCGCAGCCGCCAGGCGCGACCGGGGGCGGCGGCGCGCTGGGGGGAGGCGGCAATGCGGCTCCGGGATCTGCTGGAGCGGCAGGCCGCTGATCTCGCCTCGCTCGACGAGGGCATCGCCCGGCGCGTGCTGCGGATCTACGACGATGCGCGCCGTGAGCTCCGGGAGCGTCTGGAGACGACGCGGACACCCGCTGGCGCCCAGACCACCCGCGTCATGCTGGTGCAGGCAGAGCAGGCGGTGCTCCGACTGCGGGGTCAGCTCGGCGTCGAGCTGGCCGAGTCGGAGCGGCAGGCAGGCGAGCAGGCGCTCGCCAACCTGATCGGCATCGCCGAACTCGCCGAGCCGAACTTCACCGATATCGGTGCCCAGGTCGAGATCGCGACGCTGGCGCGGATCTCCGACGCGCGAAGCCTGGCCCTCTACCGGTACAGCCTCGACCGCTACGGGGCGGACGTCGTCAACGAGCTCCACCGGCAGCTCGTCGTCGGCGTTGCCGCCGGTGAGACCCCCCAGCAGCTGGCCTGGCGCCTCGCTGGCGCGAACGGCGCGATGGCTGGGATGGCGGGCCGCGCCTCGTTGATCGCGCGGATGGAGCTGGGCCGGGCGTACGACACCGGTGCCCAGGCCTCGCTCGAGGAGCTCGCCAGCTTCGACGACCCCCAAGACGACGACCCGCTCTACAAGAAGGCGGACGAGTTCCTCGACGGCCGGAACCACCCGTTCAGCCTGCTGCTCGACGGCAAGCTGGCGCTCCCAAAGGAAGAGTGGCGGGTGAACGTCAGGGGCAACCTGCGCGCCCGGCAAGGCCTCGTGTGGACCGTGACGAACGGGGTCGCGCACGGGCGGAGCTACCCCGCGCACTACCACGACCGCGGTCGACAGGTCCCCTGGCGCAAGAGCTGGGGTGCCATCTGACCGCTCAACAGCGAGGGACCCATGCCGCTGGATGACGCGGACAAGAAGTACATCTCGGACGCGTTCAAGACGCTGCTCGCCGACAAGGCCACCACGGAGATCTTGGCCACCGCACTCAAGCCGGTGCTCGAGACCACCGTTCAGGGGATCACAGCCTCTGTGGACAAGAAGCTCTCCGACGCAGAAGCGAAGGCCAAGGCCGAGCTCGAGAAGGTCGCCAAGGAGCGGGGCAACACCGACGGCCACGACAAGGGCGACAAGGGCAAGGGCAACGCCGACGGCAAGCCCGATCCCGAGGTCGCACGCCTGAAGGCCCAGCAGGAGGAGCTGGCCCGGAAGCTCGAGGAGAGCGAGCGAGCCCGCAAGGAGGAGGCGGCGAAGGCCGCCAAGGCAAAGCGCGACGCCGACGTGAAGGAGGCGCTCCGCGCGGCGGGAGTCGCAGCGGACCGCATTGAGCTCGCGATGCCCGTACTGGAGCAGAAGGGGCTCTTGGGCGAGGACAAGGACGGCAACGCCGGCTTCCGGTTCAAGCGCTCCTGGGGCGAGGAGATCGTCGCCGGGAAGCTTGGCGCCGAGGAGTGGGTCAAGACGGCCGAGGGGAAGTTCTACCTCCCTCCGACGGGCAACAGCGGCACCGGTGAAGGCGCGGGCGGCAAGCGGCCCCCCAACGGCGGCGCCTCGGGGCAGCCGATCGACGCCAGCACGCTCGGCCGAAACATCTGGAACAAGGCCCTCGGCCTGTAGAACCGCGGGCGCGCTTCGCGTAGCCCGCATCCCGGCCGCTACGGCCATCAACTCTGAACGAGGAGACGCCGAACATGGGCGCAACCGATCTCGCGGCGATCTCCGCCGCCCTCTCGCTGGTGTTCCCGGACCGGATCACCAACCAAATCAACCGGAAGGTGGTCCTGCCGATGCTCCTGCCTGTCGTCGTGGGCGCGGGCAAGGTGGTCGCCGGGACCGCGAAGTTCACCGGTGCGACCAACGCCGCGGCGAGCGCCGAGGGCGTCGCCCGGTCGGCGACCGATGCGGACCAGGAGGTGAAGGTCAACTGGTCCGAGGACTGGGCCCAGTACGACAAGGTCGCATCGGTGACCGACCTGGCTGCGGCTGCGGTCGCCTCGAACCTGAACCCCGGCTCGGTGGGCGCTCGCGGTGCCGACCTGCTCGCGGGCGAAGTGGGCGACATGGGCGTCCGCGTGATGATGGGCGTCGCCAGCGACATGTACGGCGGCGACCCTGGCGCGACCCCGACGGAGCTGGCGGGTGCCGCGCTCGCGATCGATTCCTCGGGCACGTTCCAGGGGATCAACCCGGCGACCTACACCGAGTGGGCCTCGACCGAGGCCTCGGTGGCGCTGGCCGACATCTCGCTCGAGCAGATCCGCGAAGACCTCCTCACGCCGATCTACGACGCGTGCTCGGAGAAGCCGGATCTCCTGACCTGCCCGTCGAACGTCTTCGACAAGATCCGCGGGCTGTTCAGCGACCGCGAGGTCACCCTCCGCGCCATCACCACGGCACGGGGCACGATCAAGCTCCAGGCGGGCATCGACGCGATCGAGCTCGACGGGATCCCGGTCGTGCGAGACCCGCAGTGCACCGCCAACACGCTGTACGCGTGGAACACGAACTACGTGCAGGTGGAGCAGCTCCTCCCCCCCGAGCTCGCCGCGCTCTTCGGCGCCGATCGGCCGCGCGAGGCGCTGGTGGACTTCCTCCGGATGATCAACGACGACCCCAAGCTGGTCATCCCGGACGCGGTGCTCGACGGCCTGATGGCCCGACCCAACACGCTGATGCCGTGCGTGAAGGTGCTCGGCCCGCGTGGCCTGTCCACCGAGGCGATGGTCTACATCCACGCGCAGCTCGCGTGGGCCAAGCGCAGCGCCTTCGGGAAGGTATTGTACACCTAGTAGGCGGCTAATCGGTGACGTGAGCCCACGACTTGCCGCGAATGGCGTTGGTGAGTCCCGGCCGCGACACACCGAACCGCTCGGCAAGCTCGGTGAAGGTGGCGCCTTCAGCATGCAGTCGGCGCGCTTCCCGGACGATATCGGGTGTGAGCTTCGCGGTGGGTGCCAGCACCCCGCGACGCAGCGCGTCGCCGGCCAGCCGCGGCCCATCGACGTGGGTCCAGGTCCTCCCGTGTGCAATCGCGCCCACGGTTTTGTCATCGACGTCGAACTGCGCGGCAATCAGCCGCAGAGGAACGAGTTCGGCGGCCAGACGGCGGATCTCGCGAACATCGCCCTCGGTAAGCTCCGCTAGGTTGCTGGATTCACCACGGGGCACGGTTCCGTGTAGCACCTTGTCGCGACCGTTCGACTTCGCTGTGTCCCAACGAAGGTTTTCGAGGCGGTTGTTGCTGGGATCGCCGTCGTTGTGACAGCCCTCCATACCAGGCGGGCACGGGCCGACGAAGGCGAGCAACACGAGGCGATGAACCTGCTCGTACCTCCGACCGTTGGGCCCGATCCCGGCGGCATTGACGCGCAGGTGGCCATAGGGCGGAATTGCCTTGGGTTCGAGGATCATCGGCTCGGTCAGCATCCGTCCCCACCGTCCAGGGCTTCGCCAGGAGCGGATCCGGCCTTCGTTGCTCGCCTCGTACAGGCCATCGGTGTCCGGAATCGTGCGCCAGGTCTCCAAGGTGAGCCTCCAACGGCACCTGTAACTCTCTCGGACATACCCGACACTAGTCCCTGCTGATCAGGGACTCGCCCCATCCGGGGCTCCGCAGCCGGTCTGACCCTCGAGCGTCCCGACGCCTCCCGCACGGCGTCATGCGGGCGCTCGGGTCAGGCCCGCTCCCGATCTCCGGATCCGCCCTCTGCCTTCCGCCTGCGAAGTCAGGCCTTGGAGCGCCACATGGCTACGAAGAAGATCCGCCGTACCGGCGGCCGCACCGAGACCTCTGCCATGTGGCAGATCCTGATTTCGATGGCGCTCCTGTTCGGTTTCGCCGCCGACGGGGCCGGCAACATCGGCAACGGGACCACCGCCGGGTTCCTCCGGACCCAGGCGACCACGCTGTTCCGGATCGCGGGGCGCGTCTACAGCAAGGGGTCCACCGACAATCTCTGGGACCTGTCGGCGGAGACGGATACCACGGCGAGCCAGTACCGAGCGTACTGGCTGCTCCTCGACTCCGCTGGCACCGCGAGCTTTGCGGCTGGCACCAACGCGGCCTCCGCTGCCGCGGCGCTCGAGGCGCTACCCGCCCTGGACGGCACGAAGTCCGTGATCGGCGTCTACGTGGCCGGCAACAGCACCGACTTCAACGGCGCCGGCGGCCTCGCGGCGCAGGGCACCATCCACCAGCAGATCCCGGAGGGGGTGCGGCTGCTCGGGCTCAAGGAGCTCCGGTACGTCAAGCCGCCCGTGATCGATCTGGTGGGCTTCTAGGCCGTGGCGTTCACCGCCGCCGAGGCGGCAACACTCCGGCGCCTCCTCGGCTACGCCGACCGGAACCGCGAGACCTACTGGCTGCTCGAGTCGGTGCTGACGTCGATCGAGGCGGCCACCGAGACCGAGGTCAAGACGCTGCTGACCCGCGTGGCCGCGGTCGAGACGCAGATCTCCAGCGGCCTGTCGCGCGCCGGCCTGAAGCGGGCCGAGGACGTCGAGTTCTACGCGAGCGCGGAGGCCCGAAGCGACTGGCTCGAGGAGGGCGATCGGCTCGTGAGCCAGATCGCCGCGTTGCTCAACATCCCGGTCAAGCAGTCCGCCTTCCGCCCGCGGTCTGCATCGGGTCCCTGTGGGCGGGGGTAGGTGGCAGATGGCGACGAACTTGGAAAGCTACGCCGAGATGCTCGGCAAGGTCTCTCTCGCGAAGATCGCGGAAACGGCGGGCGTCTCGCTCGCCGAGGTCGAGGCGTGGGCGAAGGCGAAGGCCGGAGGGGCGCCCCCAGCGGACGAGACCCCGGAGAAGCCCGAGCGGATCAACGGGAAGAAGGTGGCGGTGAAGCCGCCGCCGGCTCGGAAGCCCGAGGTCATCCACGTTCCGGTGACCACGGCGATCTCCGTGGAGACCCCGAAGGGCAAGCGGGTGCGTCTGCCCGTCCCGCGGTCGATCTACCGCGGCGAGTTGGCGCGGAAGTACGCCAGCTTGCTCAAGCCGTCCGAGTACACCGTCATCGAGTTCGCGGAGTAGTCCGCCGATGCGCGGCGCGGTCCTGGGGCAGGACGCTGCTGCTCTCGACCCCAGGAGAGACTCAATGACTCCCGTGCAGGATACCGGGCAACTTCTCGGCGACCTCGGCGAGGCCGGAGCGGGCGGCGTTTGCGTCGCATGCCTCGTTCAGGTCGGGCTGGCCCCCGAGCTCGCAGTGGTGATTGGGGTGGCGCTGCCGATCCTGCTGCGCACGGCCCAACACTGGTACCAAACGCGCGAGGCCGTTCGACGCGGTGTGCGTCCACCACCGCACGAGGCGCCAACGGCGCCGCCGAAGCCCTGATGGCGCTCTTGTTCGCCGTCATCCTCACCTGGTGGCTGCTCCGACAGGTGAGCCGGTGAAGGCCGGCGACTCGTTCCGCGTCGGCCCCGACACCGTACAGGTGATCGCCGTCAATGGCGACCAGGTCACCTGGCGTTGGTTCGGCGGAACTCGCGCGTATACCGAGTCGCGCGAAGCGTTCAGGCGGCGGTTCGGGCGGTAGCGGGCGGGAGGCCCCATGGCGCTTCGGGATGACCTGATCTCGCTGGTCGACGACGTCCGCCAGGACGTGCTCGTCGACGCGATCGGAACCCGGCTCTACACCGTCCAGACGCGCCTGCGGACGTGGGCTGGCACCCAGGCCGGGCTCGGCGCCTACACCGACACGGTGACGACGCTCGAGCCCAGACCCCGCGTGCGCCCCGCGCACGACAAGCCCTCCACCGAGGCCGGCAAGCGTGAGACTGGCGAACTCGTGGCGGACCGGATCTCGGGCACCTACACCGAGGCCGACCTGTTCGGCCCGACGCTGCTCCCGCAGCAGGAGTGGTGCTGGCTCGTGGACGGCGCCGAGTACGTCGTCATCGGAAAGCCCGAGCAGCGATTCCTCTCGTGGACGGTGCGGCTGCGGCGGCGTGGAACGAGGCCCTAGATGCCGCGTCGAGTCATTCGGCCCGAGCAGTTCGGCGCGGCCCTCACCGACGTTCTCGAGCGGCGACGAGCGCAGGCCGAGGTCGCAGCGCTAGACGCCGCGCACCGCGCGGTCCGCTACGCCGTCGAGCTCACGGACACCGAGGAGATCGTCGACCAGGGCACGTATCGGCGCGGCTTTCAGGCCCGCAAGATCGCCGGTGGGGCCGAGTACGGCAACGACGCGCCGCACGCTGGCGTGGTGGAGCATGGCCGTCGCCCAGGCGCGCCCGGGCCATCGGCCAAGCACCTGGAAGGGTGGGTGCGCCGGAAGCTCACGGTGAAGCCGTCTGAGGCCCGCCGCGTCGCGTTCCTGGTAGCGCGCGCCATCCACGAGCGCGGGCTGCCGCCGAAGGCGATCATGCGCCGAACGTGGGCGCGGGTGCCTGACTTCTTCCGCGAAGCACTGCGCAAGCGCCTGAAGTAGCCGACCGGAGGGGGCGTGATCGATCCCGTCGCCGCCCTCGTCGAGCACCTCGCCCAGTACCTGCAGGAGCAGGACGGGATCTCGCTCGCGCTGCGCGGCTGGCCCGAGCGGCGCGAGGACCTAGACCTGTCGCACGGCCCGGTGGTCTCGGTGACCCCGGTGGAGCACCGCTACACCTGGTGTGCACCAGTCCCGGTGGCGGAGGCCGATGACGACGACGGCGGACTGCTCGTCACCTACCGGCTCGCCGACCTCGCCATCGTCGTCCAGCTCGACCTCTGGTGCGCCCACCGCGCGGTGCGCGACCAGGCTCGCCAGACCATCGAGACGGCGCTGCACACCGAGCTGCCCCACGTGCCCGGCCTCGAACTCGAGCTGCCCATGTACTTCGGGCAGGTCGCGAACGTGCTCCCGGACACCGGGCGGGCCCTCGACGACGCCGACGCTGTCGCAACCGGCGAATGGCGGCAGCGTTGGGTGCTGGCCTGCGACCTCGGCCTAGTCGCGCAGGGCCGCACGCCAGCCCAGGCGCTGATCAAGATCCGAACGACGACCCAGCTCGCAGGCGTCTCGCTCACCGAGCCGGACGTCGAGATCCCGTGATCCCTCTTCCCCCCGCCCGTGCGTAGCGCGCGGCGCAGTGCCGGAGTCCTTCGATGGGCAGCCTCATCCGCAAGATCTCGATGCTGTCGCAGGCGACCTACGGGATCAACATCCTGGAGGTCGACGTCCCCGGTGGGATCCGCGGTGTCGGCGAGGACGCCGTCGGCGTCGTGGCGGAGCTGCCGTGGGGTCCAGAGACCACGGTCACCGACATCAACTCCGTCGGCGAGCTCTTCGAGCAGTTCTGTCCGACCGAGTTCGACGTCGCGGACGACTACGCCGCGATGAAGGCCTTCCTCAACAAGACCTTCCCGGGTGGGCTGAAGATCTCCCGGGTTCCGGTCACTGGCGCGGCCGCGGCGTCGAAGACGTTCAACGACGATGATCCGAATCCATCGCTCGTTGCGACCGCCCGGTACAAGGGCGTCGTGGGGAACGGGATCAAGGTCGAGATCTTGGCCGGGTCGAGCGGCACCAAGCGTTCGGTGAAGGTCACGATCGGCTCGACCTACAGCAAGACCTACGTGGACGTCCAGAGCGGGGCGGTGGTCACCGACCCGGGCGATCCGTTCGTCGAGTTCACCGCCCACGCGTCGGCGGACGAACCCGCGGCCGTCGTCGCTGCCACGGCGCTCACCGGTGGCGCTGATGGCACCGCGGTCGCCGCCGACTACACGGGGACCGCTCCGACGTACACGGGGATCCGCGCCTTCTACCCGGAGGGGGTCAAGGTCGGCGTCCTCTTCGTCGCGGAGCCGCCCGAGGCGCTGAAGGACGACATCAACGACGGACTCCTGCTGTACGCGCAGACGGTGAAGAAGGGGGTCGCGGTCCTCTGCACCAAGGACGGGCAGAGCTACAGCTCCGCCCAGACCTACGTCGCCGACTACCGCGACGACCGGTGCGTGTACCCGTTCCCTCGGGTCAACACGCTGAATCGGTACGAGGACGACCCGGACGAGGTCGAGGTGGACGGGTCCTCGTTCGTCGCGGCCGCCATCGTGAGCGTCGATCCCGAGGTCAGCCCAGGGGGCCAACCCGGCGCGGCCGCGTTGGCGGGCATCACGTCGCTTGAGGCCGAGTTCGAGGACGCGATCTACCAGGAGCTGAACGACGACGGCATCGCCCCGTTCTTCATGAGCACCAAGCTCGGGTGCATCATCCGAAACGGGCTTACGACGTCGCTCACCGCCGGCAAGGAGAAGATCTTCCGCCGGCGAATGACCGACTTCATCTCCGAGTCGATCGCCGAGTTCCTCGAGGCGTACATCGAGCGACCGCTCGACCTCGTGTTGAGCCCGGCCCCGCGCCTCGGCCCTGTCACCCAGCAGGAGTACGGCGAGATCGTCGCCTTCCTGCAGGGCATGAAGGATGGCAACCGGATCGCGAACTACTCGGTGGACCCGTTTGGTGGGAACACCGCAGCCGGGATCGCAGCGGGCACCTGGGTGATCCTGATCAGCGTCCAGCTCTACGCGAGCCAGGACGTGATCGTCATCAAGGCGGCCGTCGGCACCTCCGTGGTCATCGCCGAGGCGGCCTAGTCCGCGCCTTTACCCGTCGCGTAGGACCTGCGCGACGCCTCCCTCCCTGAAGGGGGCTGCCCCCCTGGACCCCCTGGAGATCCGCCCATGGCCGTGAAGGGTCAGCCCATCCACGGGCAGCATGTTCGCTTCGAGCTCCTCCTCGACGGCATCCCGCAGGACTGTGCGCCGCAGATCACGGAGCTCACCAAGCGAGCGCGCTACGACAAGGTCGAGACGAAGATCCTCGGGGAGACGTCTCCGCTCATCGATCACGTGCCCACCGGCTGGGAGGGGACGGCCACGCTCGCCGTCCGCTCCAAGTCGCTGGAGCAGATGATCAACGCCTACAACTTCGCGAAGCGGAACAACCTGCCGGTGCTGCTCAACATCGTCGAGCAGGTCACCTACCGCGACGCGAGCAGCCAGACGTTCGTGTACCCGGAGATCGAGGTCGAGTTCGACCTCACCGCCAAGCGAGGCTCGGTGGTGGAGATCAAGATCCCCTGGGTCACCGGCAAGGACCGCATCACCCTCTGATCTGGAGCCGTCATGGCTGGTGTGCTGCATGCGTACGAGGTGGAGCTCTCGGACGGCCGCAAGGTGCTGTTCGCGGCCCACAAAGCCTCGGACCTCGAGCGGATTTACACGATCGCGAACGTCACTGGTGAGGAGCCCGGGCCGCTGCTGATGCACCGGGTGGCGAAGGCGGGACTGCAGATCAGCATCCGCGAGGTCGGCGGCGAGAAGCTCGACTTCGAGAAGACCCGCGCTCGGTGGGACGAGCTGTTCTCGTTCAAGGACCAGCACGCCCTCGTGGCCGCGTGGACGGAGGTCTACTACGGGGGCGACGCGGGAAAATCCAAGCCGGTGGCGGTGACGATCTCGACCTGATCTCCCGCTACTGGTGGAACGTCGCGTTCGTGATGCGCTACGGGCACCAGCCCTTGAGCGAGATCAAGACCTGGAGCCTGGCCGAGTTCCGGCGCGTGCTCGACAACCTCCAAGCGATCCTCGAAGTGGAGAACCCGGAGCCGGGCGCCGGGTAGGTCGTCGGGTGGGGAGGCGCGGTGTCGGAAAGGGAAGAGTTCGACGTCGTCACGCGCATCGTAGTGGACCCGCGGATCCCTGGCGTCGACGGCGTCTCGCGCCAGGTCCAGGGACTGGCTGGCGGCGTTGAGCGAATGGGCGCGCGCATCAAGAACGCCATGAACCTCGCGTTCGGCGTGGTCGCGCTCCAGCAGTTCGCCTCGACCGCGAAGCGCGTCGCGGACAGCTTGCTCGGCATCCACACGGCCTCGCAGGAGGCCCAGACTGGGATCGCCGGCATCTTCGCCGCGATGAACAAGAGCACGGTCGCCGACGAGATGGGCATGGCGGTGGAAGTGATCGCGCAGCTCCGCGGCGACGCGGCCAAGGGTGCCGGCGAGCTCCAGGACTACGCTGACGCCTACCAGCGCCTGCTCGCTCCCGTGAAGGCCGCGGGCGGCGCGCTCGAGGACGTGCGCGAGCTGACTCGGCTCGGGCTCGGCGCTGGCTTCGCGCTGCGCGGCCAGGAGGGGCTCAAGGTCGCCGCGATCGACATCCTGCAGGGGCTGCAGGGTGGGCTGTCCCCCGCCGAGTCGCAGGTACTCGCACCGCTGCTCTCGGTGATCGGCAGCTCGCTCGACGAGCTCAACAAGGCGAAGCCCGAGGAGAAGCTCGCGCTCATCAAGCGCGCGCTGACGGCCATGCAGCCGGCCGTCGAGGCGACGGGGAAGACCTGGAACGCCCAGGTCGCGACGCTTCGAGATGGGGTCAAGCTGCTGGTGCAGCAGGTCACCGCGCCCCTGTTCGACCGCTGGAGCCAGCAGCTCGAGGCGGTCAACACCTGGATGGCCGCGAACTCTGGGCAGATGCAGGCCATGGTGGACCGCCTGGGTCCGCGCCTGGTCGAGATCTGGGACGCCCTCGTCCGAAACGCGGAGCGGTTCGCCGAGGCCACTGCTGCCGGGGCGGCCGCTGCTACGGCGGCCAAGATGGGCTCCATGGCCGGCGGGCTCTCGGGTGGGCTTCGGCTCGCGGGTGGTGGCGGCGTCGCCCTTGGCTCGATTGCGACGGCAGGAGCAGCGCTCGCTGCGGTCGGC